AAATTTCGCTGGATATTTAGCTTTTAGCACAGCGGATGCGGCGTCTGACATTCACGAACGGATGAGGATATCCAGCACCGGCGCAGTAACGGTTAACGGCCCAGCGGGTACGAATTATAGCGATTCAACCTCGCTTGGTTTAGAAGTTACGAGTGCCGGTCATCAGCGTGTCAAGGTGCATTCGACCAGCACTACCGGCCACTCTGTTGCGTATGATTTAGAAACTGGCAACACCGGCCCAGTAGCGCATACTGCATCACTAAAACTCGGCGGATCGGGTGCGTTGTCATTGCAAGTGGCGGGTAGTGACCGTCTCTCCATAGCCAGCACCGGCTTGGCCACGTTCAGCCAGCGCATTCACGGAGCTGGTGGCATATCGTTTGGCCAAACAAATTCAAGCGCAGCCGACACGGCAGCAGTCAGCACGATTTTAGACCACTATGAGGAAGGCACTTGGACGCCGAAGGTTCGCGACCTTGCTGGCAATTTGGCGACTCTTTCGACGGCAGAAGGTGTTTACACTAGAATCGGTAATCAAGTTATCCTAGGGTTCAGAGCTGTATTGTCATCCAAAGGTTCGATGACCGGCAATTATATTCAGATTTCAGGCATGCCGTGGAGTCACCCGAATGACAGCAAAAACGGTTCTGGCTATATTGATTCTTATGGTAATTTGGCCGTGGCCAAATCGGGGTTGGCACTAGACACGTCATCAACCCCCCATGTTTTTTGGTTGACTGGCAATTTTGCGGGCGGCGGGACTGGATACGACTTGATTGAGGTATCTGACATTACTGACACTTTTTGGATGAAGGGCGGCGTTTCTTACAGCTTATATTAATACAATGGCATTAAAAAAAATAACAGAAATCGGGGAAATGCAAGTGGGTGCAAACTCAGTCATTTCTATAAGAACAGACACCGTCATTCAAGACGATGGCGCAGAAGTCAGCCGCAGCTTTCACCGGCACGTTGTTGTGCCGACTGATGACGTAAGCGGCGAAGATGCGAGGGTTCAAGCCGTTGCAAACAGTCTATGGACGGACGAGGTGAAGGCGCAGTATCAAGCATCGCTACCGGCTGAACCGGCGGCAGAAGAATCAAGCGAAGGAGAATCTGAAGAATGATTGAAATAGCAGTAACACCCACAGCAACCCTCAATGCGTCGAAGGTCGCAATCACACTTAACTCCGCACAGGAGTTCGGAATGCAATTCGCCGTATCCGCATTTGGCAAAATCACCGACAGCGAAGGCAACGAAGTTTGGGGTGCAAACCCGCTTTATTCGGGATTGCTGAACGTGACCGGCGATGCGTGGAACAACTGGGGAAGCGACAAGGATGACGCGACCTATGTTGGCGACCTAGCGTTGGCCCAGCTTGGGCTGGAACGTGCCGAGGTTGAGGAAGTAGCAGTTGAGGAAGCACCGGCTGAAGAAGAAGCCGCACCCGAAGGTGAGTGAGGCCGATGAGTGGGGTCAGACACCGCCAATTTAATTCAGACACTTGGGTTCCCGATTGTGGCTGCGGCTTGTGCGGGGTTCTTTGGGTACAAGGTTGTTTTTTACGTTTTGCGCGACCTGTCGGGTGAGGTCAAAAACTGCTACAACATCATCGTCAAATTGATTGATTCGGTCAGTGGGGTTAAGAAAGAAATCTGTGGGATTGAGAAAAGGCTCTCGGAACTTCGCGAGCAGCATCGCAATTTTTCTGATCTGCTTGGCTGCGATAGTTGTCGGGCAAGGTTGCACAAGCCTCGGAACCGTAAGAGAACTTGATATTGGCTTCGGTGGCATTCAACTGGAAACGTGGGAACCAAACGAGTTCAACAATCAGGAATTCCAACGCAGCACGAATGGCGTGTGGTATCGCAAATGAATTTGGATGATATGAAAGTGGGATTGGCCTCGGTTACTGGTCTTGGCAATTGGATGGTCAACATTGACCTTGCACTCAAGATTGGCATTTCAGTGGCCTCGCTCATTTATATCGGGCTGAAAATACGTGAACTTTTAAAGTCGGATGATTAAATCAAAAACATTCTGGACGGGCATCGCTGGCATCGTTGGTGCGGTTGGTGGTTACATGACGGGGGAACTTGAAATGGGTGCAGCACTAAACGTGGCAATTACTTCAGCGCTCGCAATCTTTGTTCGCCACGGAGTTTCCAAGGTAGAGAAGCGCGTTTGATGGGGGCGATCAGCGCCATCGTTGCGCTGTGCAGGGCGCTGCCAGTGCTTGAGCGCTTGTTTCTGTCGGTGGCTGATTCAATTCGTGAAGCCAAGGCCAAAGCACGATATGATGCGAAACTTGACCATATCAATGCTGCTATGCGCTTGCACGGGTTGCCAGACGCCAGTGGAGTACAACAACACCAAGAGGCTGACAGCACATCCCGAGTTCCCGAGAGCGGCGTTTCACGCACCTGACTTCACACGGGAGACTCTGAGGACAATCGCTGAACTTGAGTTTGAACTTGAGCGGAGAGAATAGAGGTGGACAGTTGTCGCTCAGGCGCAGTCGGGGAAATGATGACGGCTTGCGAATTGATCAAGCGCGGTTGGGTTGTTTCTTTCCCTCAAGCCTCTGCACCGTTTGACCTTGTGGCAACTGATGCCAAGGGTCGCAGCGTTTTAATTCAGATCAAAGCAAGCGACACCCCTCGTAACGAGTCGCCAAACAGGACACCAAGATATTGTTGGAACACCAGCCGACGAAAAGGCCAGTACGCTCAGACTGATTTTAATTATTGGATTCTGCTCGCAATGAGCCACTTGTGCTGGTTTGTTATCCCGCACGATGTTGAGTTGCCGAAGGTATCAAGTTGGCTACCATCCGACCCAGGGTGCGTGCTTGAAAAATGGCGCAACCGTTTTGAGCTACTTGAAAAAGTGTGACCAAACCTGTGACGCTTTTTTCAATTTGCTTGTTTCCTAACAAATAAACGAAAAAGCGCTGTTTCGTAAACAGCAGGTCGTCGGTTCAATCCCGACCACTGGCTCCATATTTCCCAATAAAATCAGCCTTTCCTGAAAATTCATTGTTTCCCATTGTGACCTGATTTTCCCCATTTGCGCCTTGAAAAGTGTGACGAAGTGTGACAGCCATTTCGGCTGTGAAAGTCAATCGTTGGAAAATTCACGGCAAACTGACTTGGGTTGTTGATGGCGTTGTCGAGGGGAAACGAAGGCGTGAAACATTTGACTCAAAGGCACAGGCAGAGGCATTCGTAAGGGAACACCACAGAGGCCAGCGCACGCACTCCGATTGGTGGCTCTCCCTTGATTCCTCTGACCGTGTTGATCTGATCAACGCACACGCTCAGGCCAAGGCCGCAGGGTTCAAACTGTTGCAAGCCGTGGAACACTTCAAGGGAACTGACCGCAGCCTTGTGCCAATGACTATCGGGGAGGCTGTGGCGTTGGGGTTGCGTGAACGTGAACGGGGCGGCAAGCGTCACAAGTCCATCCTGAACCTGCGCACCGTGTGGCATCGCTTCAGGGATTGGGTCGGAGAGAACACCCCCGTGGCGTCAATTGATTGGAGACAGATTGACCAGTGGCTCGCCGAAAACAGATGGAGTGGTCAAACCCTCAAGAATTACCAAACCATCCTGCACACACTGTTTGAGGACACCGTCAAGAAACGCGCCAGAGAGTCAAACCCTGTGGCTGCGCTATCCTCACCCTCCGTGGAAACAAAACGCCCTCCTGTGCTATCTGTGGCCCAAGTGGGACAGCTTTTGTCCGTCACTGAGGCGCATGATTCGGGGATGTTGACTTATGTGGCACTGGCCCTGTTCGCAGGCATCAGACCGGCTGAGATTGGCAGGCTTGGTGCGGATGCAATTCGTGAGAACCACGTTGAGGTTCTTCACGGTAAAACCCGAAAGCGCAGAATCGTTGACCTTGAACCTGTGGCCAAGTTATGGCTGGTAAAAGGTGAACCCCTGCCGTTGAGAAACCTGCGCAAACGCTTTGACCGGATCAAGTCACGGCTTGATTTTGAGTGGCAGCAAGACG